GGCAGATAATAATGGCTACAAAGAACAAATCCACAGTAAATGAAGCGGGTAATTATACTCAGCCTACTATGCGTAAAAGACTTTTTAATAAAATAAAAGCAGGTAGTAAAGGCGGTAACTCAGGACAGTGGTCTGCTCGTAAAGCGCAAATGTTAGCTAAACAATATAAAGCCGCAGGTGGCGGTTACAAATAAAGAGGAATTAATTATGCCAATGGGAAAAGGAACATACGGATCACAAAAAGGCAGGCCATCTAAGAAAGATGATAAAAAGAAAATGATGATGGGCGGTATGAGCAAAAATAAAATGATGGGTGGCGGTAAAATGGCTATGAAGTATTCTATGGGTGGCACAGTTACTAAACCGAATTAATTATGGCTTTAAAAAAATCACAGAAAAGTTTAAAGGCTTGGACAAAAGAAAAGTGGCAAACTAAGTCTGGTAAACCTAGTGCTAAAACAGGTGAAAGGTATTTACCAAAAAAAGCAATAGCTTCCCTATCTAATAGCGAGTATGCGGCTACAACTAAAAAGAAAAGAGAAGATACTAAAAAGGGTAAGCAACATTCTAAGCAACCTAAAAAAGTAGCTAAGAAAACTAAACCCTATAGGAGTGCTTAATATGCAAGGCGTTAAACATTACAAAAAAAACGGAACTTTGTTTACAGGTAAATCACACAAGATGGCTGACGGTACTTTGCACAGCGGAAAAAAACATACTAAAACTAGTGTGAAACTGTTCCACTTAAAAGACTTGTCTGCTACGGCAAAAAAGAAAGCTAAATAAAAGGAAAGCAGATAATGGCAAAGCGTAGTCGTAAGAAAAAAATGGCAGGTGGTTCTATGTTGTCTGCGCCTAAGAAAAGTACATATGCAGAAGGTGGAGAAACAGACGGCTTATTGAGCGAGACAAGTGCTTATATAGCGGCTACAAAAGCCCTAGCAGACCCAGAGACTCCTAAAGATAGAAGAGTCCAGCACCAATTAACACTAGACAGTTTAAAGTCTGAACAAGCAGGCGGCACTGTAAACAAAGACACATATGCTATAATGATGCAACAAGTTGACGCTGAGGCAGCAAAAAAAGCACCGGTTAAAAAAGCCGAAGGCGGCTCTATGATGGTTCCTCCTGAAATGGAAGGTATGGAAGCTCCAGTAGATACATACCCAAATATACCGCCAGAAGAAATGGCATCAGTAGAAGCTTCACAACTTCCAGACGAAGCAGTGGAAGATAATTATGTAGATTTCGTAATGAACGAAGCTTTAGAACAAGAAGAGCAATCTTATTTAATGACAGCTTTAGAAGCTGATCCACAACTTAGTATGATATTTGACAAGGTTGTAGATACAGCATCAGAATTTTCGGGAGCCGGTCCAGTTGACGGACCCGGAGATGGTGTCTCAGATTCAATACCTGCCAGATTATCGGCGGGTGAATTTGTAGTCACTAAAAAGGCCACTGACCAAATAGGCGCAGATCAGCTTCAAACTATGATGGACGATGCTGAACGTGCTTATGACGGTGGTTTAATGGGAAAAGACAGAGCAGAAGAAAAAGATGATGATATAAATGAATCAATGTTATCTTCTAATCAAATGCCGAGTCTAAATATACGCAAACGATAACGGCGACCTTGAAGTAAAAGCCCCAGACTAGATTGTATGTACATATAATTTATTGTTATGGCTACCTTTTAAACAACAAGCCCCGTGGAGAGAAGTATGGCTGATCAACAAACGGAAGAACAAGTACCTAACCTTTATAACGCAAAGAAAAGTTGGCACACACCGGACAAACCCTCGCAAGGTGACGCAGATGGTTTGTTTTATGAACGCCAAGAAACTCAGGCTACTTCTACTGATGAAGAATCAGATAGACCCCCTGAAGAAAAGCAAGCTAAAGGTGCAAATTATAAAAAAAGATATGACGATTTAAAGAAGCATTATGACCAAAGAGTTTCTCAATTCAAGCAAAAGGAACAAGAACTTTTAGCAGAGGCAGCAGTTAAAGCCCCTGCATATAAAGCTCCAAAGTCCTTAGAAGAACTAGAGCAATTCAAAGCATCAAATCCAGATTTGTATGAAACTGTAGAATCTGTTGCTCATATGCAAAGTGAAAGTCAAACTCAAGAGTTACGGGATCAACTATCGGTTATCCAACAACGTGAAACTGATCTCTTAAAACGAGAAGCAGAGTCCGAACTCAAGAAAAGACATCCCGATTTTGAAGATATAAGGGGTGATAATGATTTCCACATATGGGCAAAAGAACAACCAGAAGCAATACAACAATGGGTTTATGCTAATAATAATGATGCTACTTTAGCTAGTCGTGCTATTGATCTTTATAAAATGGAACAGGGTGCTAATCAGCCAAAACAACGACAGTCTAGAAAAAAGGAAGCTGGCAACGCTGCTGATATGGTGTCAACCAAAACAACGGCTGTAGACGCAAAGGCTCCTAAAATCTGGACACAACGGGAAATTCAGATGATGTCCATTGATGCTTTTGATAGACACTCGGAAGAGATAAATCTAGCATTAGAAGAGGGCAGAATCCGATAAAATTGTTTTTTATTAGGAGATATAATCATGGCTTATAATGCCTCGGACCAGTTTTTTGAACAGTCAACTGACACCAACGGTAACTTTGGTAACTCAGTAACTGGTCAAACAAACTCATTTTTCTTACCAGCAGTCTATTCTAAACAAGTTCTAAACTTCTTTAGGAAGTCTTCAGTTGCGGAAGCAATTACGAATACTGACTATGCCGGTGAGATTACAGCATTTGGTGATTCTGTAAAGATCATCAAAGAACCAGAAATTACTGTCTACACTTACGAAAGGGGTGCAGACATTACGCAAACTAAGTTGACGGACCAAGAGGTAACTCTAATCGTTGACACGGCTAACGCTTTCAAATTTATTGTAGACGATATTGAATCTAACATGTCTCATGTTAATTTCAGAGAAGCTGCAACATCTTCCGCTGCTTATGCACTGAAAGATGCTTTTGATGAAGGTGTTATTGCGACTATGCTTGCGGGTGTATCAGCATCTAGCCCCAATCATATTCTTGGTTCTGACAGTGCAACTGACCTTGCAGCAGGAACTTTTGATGGTACAGGTAATTTGGATATCGGCTTTGGCAGCTCAGAGCATGATCCTATTGATGTATTGTCCCACATGTCTCGTCTACTGGATGAATCAAATATTCCAGAAGAGGGCCGTTGGTTCCTAGCTAATCCTGAATTTTATGAGATACTTGTTCAAAGTTCTTCTAAACTTCTTTCAGTGGATTACAACGCAGGTCAAGGATCAATTCGTAACGGACTAGTTTCATCTGGTAAGTTGCGTGGTTTTGATATGTATAAGACTAACAACATTGCTGCTGCATCAAATGCTGCTGGCCGTGTTCTTGCTGGTCACATGTCTGCTACAGCAACAGCTCAGACTATTACTAGTACTGAAGTGTTGCGCGATCCTGATAGCTTCGGTGATATTGTACGAGGACTCCATGTTTATGGTTCCAAAGTACTACGTCCTGATGCACTAGTTTCTGCCTTCTATGGCGTTGACTAGCAGTTAGTTTAAGCTTGGGGGCTGTAAAAAGCCTCCTTGCTTTTTTTGTTTTAAAGGAGCAAAGAATGCCTCAACTTGGAACAGATGCACAACCAGTAATGCTCAACAGTAAAAAGAGAGGCAAAACTTTAGGTCTTGCTGGCTCTTTCTTTGAGAAAGAACGTAAGAAAAAGTACGATGAAAACTACGATAAAATTTTTAAAAAGAAAGATAAATAATTATGGCTACTACCTTCTTAGAGTTAACAAATGAACTGTTGCGTGAGTTGAATGAGATTGTTTTAACCTCTTCAAATTTCTCTGCTGCCGTAGGTATACAGGCACACGCTAAAGATTGTATAAATAGAGCATACTTAGACATAGTAAATGAAGAACCACAGTGGCCTTTCTTAGCTACAGGAGAAAGCGGAACTACTGATCCTATGTATGGAAATGTTTCTGTTCAAACCACAGCAGCAACTAGGTGGTACGAATTGAAAGCAGCCAGTTCTAGTGCCGTTAATGATTACGGTTCTATAGATTGGAATAATTTTTATGTTACAACTGTAGGTGTCAGCGGTGAAACAGCACCTTATGTTTCTAGAAATTTAAATTTTATAACTACAGAAAAGTGGAAAGACTTTAGACGCACACAAGAAAATTCTGATGATGCTGATCAAGCAACGGGTGGAACGCCTAAGTTTGTTATTAGAAGTCCTGATTCTAGAAAATTTGGATTAAGTCCAATACCAGACAAAGCATATAAAGTTTGGTTTTTTGCTTATGACTTACCGACACAACTTGATGCTCATGGTGACGCAGTTGTTTTTCCTGACATGTATAAGACTGTGTTGCTTTCTAAAGCTAGATATTATACACATCAATTTAAAGATAATCCTCAGATGGCAGTGTTTGCTTTAGATGATTATAAGAAAGGATTAAAAAGCATGAGGGAAAATCTGTTACACCCAACTCCCACATACATGTCTGATGATAGAATTAGGTTTATTTAATTATGCAAGCATTTGGTTTATCCTGTCAAGGTGGTTTAAATACTAATCTAAATCAATTTCAAATGTTAGAACAGCCCGGTTTTGCTACCGAACTAGAAAACTTTGAAGTTGATCCTGATGGTGGGTATAGAAGAATAAATGGCTACACTCAGTTTGGTGAAAGTGACGCTGTAAATCCCAATAGCTCTAATAGTATATTAGGGCTTTTTGTTTATGCAGACGGTTTAATTGCTTGTGCAGGAACTAATATTTATTTTAGTTTAGACGGAGAAAGCTGGTTACAAATAAATAAAGCTAGTGTAGCCGGTGGTGGAGATAATTACAGTACATTTACTGGGCGTGGGACAGCAGCTAGAACAGCTCAGGGGCAGGCTACTTTTGCTGTGTTTGAAGGTAATAGTATTTATGGTGAAGTAATTATTACTGACAAAGGTTCAGGTGCTAAACCTGCTCTTTTTAAAATGACAGGCGAAGGAGCATTAAGTACTAGAACTTATTTTTATGAAGAGATTACAGTAACCGGCACTGTTTATCCTAAATACTGTGTAGTTCACGACAAACATTTAGTAGTTGCAGGTGCAGCCACAGCACTTAATACAATATATTATAGCGGCACAAGTGATATAAATAGTTTTTCAAGTACCGGGTCAGGAAGTATTACATTAGACGATCAAGTAGTAGGAATAAAAAGTTTCCGTACTGACTTAATTATTTTTTGTAAAAATAGTATTTATAAGTTATCAAATATAAATGATGCTGATACTATAGCTATATCGCCTATAACAAAGAACGTAGGCTGCTTAGACGGACATAGTATTCAAGAAATAGGTGGTGATTTA